GTCTGGAAACCTTCAGATCAAGATGTATCCAACTGAGTAAGAAAGAGCAAATAATGGCACAGATGATGACAAACTTTACCGCCGCAGATATGCCTGGCGCTAATGTTAAGAAGGCAGCTCCAGCTCCTAGAGCAAAGGCTCCTAAGGTTGAAGCACCTGTAGTAGAAGAAACTGTTGTAGAGGCTCCAGTAGTAGAAGAGTCTGCTCCAGTAGAGGAGTAATCTAATGACCTATATCGATGGTTCCGGTGTCTTAGAGGATGCAACAAACCTCAGAGACATGATGGACGGCATAGTTGAGCGTGTGGAGACTGTGTTCCAGTCATACAACGTTAACCTACCGAACCGTCGATACTGGACTATCGGACAGCCTGCGATTGACTGCGAACAAGTTGTAGTTTCGTTTATTCAAATGTACTTAGGTGCACCTGGAGATGAAGCAAGCTCTCCGCAGAGATGTAACGTACCTAGAAGCGCTGTTGTCACTATATCTATCGCCAGAGCCGTGCCTATAGTTGGACCAAACGGTCGTCCGCCATCTCCTGAAAAAATACAAGAAGCTTCTGCTGTATCAGCGATTGATGCCTGGGTTCTTATGGATGCCGTAAGACTTTTTGATATGTGGGACGGCAGTGGTTATGGTGTTGGTGTTATTGCAACTGTAGATATAACTCCTCCCGAGGGTGGTTTTCAGACAGTAAACATGAACTTAACTTTGGCGGTTCCATAAAATGCCACTAGGCGGCTTCATACCAGACAGTCCCTGGATTTATTACGCCAACAAATTTAATAATCACGTAAGAAAGTATGGCAAAGGGGCTGTCGGCTCTCCGGGGACTGCTTTTACTTTTGCAGTGGGTGGTGTAGTAATCTACAAAGCTGCGCTCCACAAAGAACTTAACACTAGCTCTGGTGGTCTATGGAAGACACTAGAAATTCGGGGTAACAAAGCTGTAAAGGGTGCTAAGCGCATGGTTGGTGTAAAAACCGGCAGGCTTAGGGCCTCTATTCACATGCGGCATACTGGAAATGCTACCGGTCAATATCTTTGGATTGGGTCTCAAGTCAACTACGCATATATGCACCACCAGGGTACTCGTCCTCATTTAATCTCTCCTAAAGCTGGAGGAAAAGTACTTAGATTTTCGAGTAAAGGGAGACTTGTAGTTACTCCGGGGCCAGTAATGCATCCAGGCACTAGACCTAATCCATACCTTTCAGCGCAGCTTCGCCACTTTGCGTTCCGATAAGCCTACAAACAATAGGGTAAAATAGTAACAGTAAGCTATGTTGCTTATAAATGACTAAAGAAAAAAAGAAAGAAAGAAGATATAAAAATGGCAAAATTTAAAGATTTTGGTGCTGGAAAATCTCCAGAAAATACTGAAGCTATCTCGTTTAAACTTTACGAAGAAGAGTTCTTCTGCGTTCCAAGTCTACAGGGTCGAGTTATGTTATCCCTAGTTAAAGACTCTGCGAGCGAAAACCCAGCGGTTGCCGCTGAAACAATTGATAACTTTTTCAATCAAGCATTGACTGACGAGAGCCTAGAGCGTTTTAATGCTCTTACTCTTGACAAAGACAGAATTGTAACAACCGAAACTCTAGGAGAGATTGTCGGTTGGCTACTAGAGGAGTACTCTGGACGCCCGGAAGCGCAGCCAGAGGTCTCCTAAGTTGGGCGATTGATCTCTGGCCTTATGTAAATGGTAAAGCTCTCTTTAATGGCCTCAGGCTACAAGACATGGATGCAGCTGAAATGCTGGACATCATTCATTTCATGTTTGAGGACGACATGAGATATTCCACAGCAGAAGAGGTTCAAGCCCAGAGCAAGTTTAGGACAAACTTTTACCGGCTTTACGGCAAAGAGTATAAGTATGGCTCTGACAGTAGTGCAGGCACCACTTATGGAGGCAGAACATATGTTCCTGCTGGAGGAGTGGATGAGTTTGACCCAAGCCCCGTTGATGCACGTAAGCCATACGTTGCACCAACAAAGTTCAACCCAGAATCGGCTAATCCGTTTGGATCAGTCTTAGACGCACCACTCGGATAAGTTAAAGAGGTGACACCGTGGCAGTAGTAGGCGAAGCGCACATACTCGTACGCGCTATTACTACCGGTGTTAACCGAGACATCCAGCGCGCGTTCCGAGGTCTTTCCGGTGAGGGTGGCTCTGCTCGAAGAAGCGGTGAAAGCCTAGGAGCTGCTTTTTCTAGAGGATTCAACTCTAATGTAAATGGAAACATATTTTCTAGAATAACTGAAGGCCTGAATAACATGGCACCGGCTGCAGAAGGTGCTAGACGAAGGTTTCAGTCGTTAGTACGAACTGGATACACACTGGGAACGGCTATTTCTAGCGTTGTAGGTGGAATTGCTGCCGTAGTTAGCGGATTGTTCTCCCTAGTCGGAGCTGGTGCTGCAGCTTCGGTATCTATTGTGGGACTAGTGGGTGCTTTTGTCAGCCTCCGAATAGGTATGTTTGCGGCATCCTTTGCCTTAAAAGGAATCAGTGCTGCTGTAGGTAGGGCAACCAGCGCTCAGTCTGGTATGGGACAAACTTTAGCTGAAGTAAATAAGCAGTTTAAAGAGCTTAGACGTAGCGCTGAGTCCGCTGCTATGAGCGAAAAGCGTGCCGGCCTCGAGCTTGAAAAAGCACGCAATAACCTTCTTAGAATGCAAGACCTGCCGCCAAACAATATGGCACGTCGAGAGGCAGAGCTTGCTCTTGAGGAAGCCGAGCTAAACTACCGTCAGGCTAAAGAGCGTAGCAAAGACCTTAACGACGAACTCTCTAAGGGCAAAGAAGGCCTGATGGCCACTGCCGGCGTTGATCCGTACGCTGGCCTAACAAAGAGTCAAAAAGAGTTTGCTCAACTACTAGTAAGACTTAAGCCCAAGCTAGATGAGCTCAGAGAAGCAGTAGCTAAAGGATTCTTACCGCTACTCGGTGAGCAGCTAGAAAGATTGGCAAATGGCCCGTTCTTTGACACTATAAAGAAGGGCCTTGCTGGTGTCGCGGACTCTTTAGGTATTGCTGCAAGAAACTTTACTGACTTTTTAGTTAAGCAAATTAACTTAGACAAGTTAGACACCGTTTTTGCCAACTCTAAGCCAACTATTGAAGCCTTCGGGACTATTCTAGGTAAAGTTTTTGACGGCTTCCTCTCCGTTCTAGTGTTCGCTGATCCACTAGTTAAGCAGTTTGTAGCTTTCTTAGATAGAAACTTAACTAAGTTTAGCGACTTTATGAATGCGCCAGAAAATAAGGCAGAAATTGAAGGATTTTTTGCAACTGTAAGCCAACTAGCTACCGACTTTGCAGATATATTTGGAAATATTTTTGGTGGCTTTGGGAAGATAATTAAAGCTAATATTGGCCCTGGATCTGGCGGTCAAATTCTAATCGACTACCTGAAAGAGGCAACGGCAAGCTTCAAAAACTTAGAGGAAATAGATGGCAAGCCGCTAAGAGAGTTTTTTGCTGGAGCCGCTGAAAATGCTAAGGCTGTAATAGATTCTGTCGGAACGCTTCTAGGTGAGATATTCAAACTTGCTGATGATCCAGCAATTAAAGAGACGTTTGATATTCTCAAGGAAGGCGCTGCTCCTTTAGGAGAAATTCTAGGTAAGTACATAGCAGCTGGTCCGTCTTTTGCAAGGCTTGTTGTAACTCTTACAAACATTTCAAACTCGCTGACTGACACAAAATCGATAGAAACATTTTTTAACGTTTTAAATGGTATAGCTACTGTAATTGAAAAAGCTCTAGGCAACGAAACCGTTCAAAAAATTCTAGCTGTTACTGGACAAATTTTTGCGTTCTTCTCGGCTCTAGGTTTGGCACTGTCTACTGCTCAATTCTTTGGGTCCGTAGTCAATGGAGTATTCCAATCCGTTTTGGGGCCACTTGGGACACTACTTACAAAAACTAAGCAGTATTTTGCATTCTTAACTTACTCAAATAACGCCTTTGCAAGTGCGTTTGGTAGAGTCGGATCATTCTTAATGAAGAGCCCTATTTTAATTGCAATAGGACTACTTATAGCTGCTTTTGTATACTTATACAACACCAGCGATTCATTTAGACAGTTTATAGACACCACCCTCAAAGGCGTACTGGACTCTCTTGGCGAATCCTTCAATAAAATTATGGAAGCAATTCAGCCTTTAATTGATGTTGTAGTGAATCAGCTACTTCCTAGCTTAATGGAAGGTCTTCAGCCAATATTGGAGGCTATAATCGCTGGTCTAGGGCTTTTTGCTACTTTTGTTGGTAAAGTTTTGGTTGCCGCGGTAGAAACTGTCATGCCAATAATTATGGCGTTAGTTGATATTTTAATGCCAATAATTGACATCTTTATGCAACTAATCAGGCTTGTTGGAGAGTTTGCAAAAGCTCTTATAACAGGCGACTGGAGTTCGTTCGGTAAAATATTTATGGACGTTCTCAGGAAGATTGTCCAAGGACTGGCTGATCTTCTTGTGGGTGCCGGTAATGCACTCGTTGACTTCCTAAACTGGCTTGTTAGATCATTCTTTAACGGCATCGGTGGAGGACTAGCTGACCTCATTAAAACTTTCAGCGGTGGAACAATAAACCTGAAATCCAACCCACCTCAGATACCAAGATTTGGGAAAATTGTAGTTCCTGCATTTGCTGATGGAGGAGTTGTTCAGGCAAGCCAGGGCGGAACTTTAGCTATGGTTGCAGAAGCTGGAAGACCAGAAAGAATTGAACCTCTAGATGCAAATGGGCTATCTCTTCGAGACAAAGCTTTAATAGCTGCTCTAAGTGGTAAGGGAGCCGGAGCCACAATAAATGTCTACCCATCCCCAGGCATGGATGAGAGAGAGCTGTCAGAGCTGGTCTCTCGTAGGCTTGCTTTTGAGATTCGTAAAGGAGCCTTCTAATGTCAGAGTATGACTCAAGTATCAACTTAAATCCGGTAGCTCAATCTGAAGAGAATAAGCTTGTAAATAAAGCTCTAACCAAACTTCCAATTCCTCATTTTTCTGGACTAAAACTAAAAGCAGACATTAAAATTGGAAGTTTAGTTTTAAACACCATAGATGAAGAAACTGGTGTTGTTTGGGTTTGTACTGACATCCAAGGATGGTGGACTCTCCCGGATCCAGAACTCCCTGATCTGCCACGCGGTTGGGGTGACGGCTCATACGATGCCAAGGGCCGCTGGGCAAGTAGGATTTTGACACTAAACGGAAGCTTTTTAACCCAAGACCCGGATCAAGTTGAAGCAGCTAGAGCAAAACTCTTAGATGCTATTTCTCTGGTCTATCGAGGAGACTGGCTAGTAGTCAACGAAACTCCAGTCACAAAAGGCACGTTTGTTCGACTTAGCGGTAGGCCTGAAATTGACACGGTGAGCGCTAGAGGTAGAACTAACTTCTCTATCGGTCTAAAAGCAGCTGACCCTATAAAGTATGAGTACATCGAAGAAAACTCTGATGGCTACAATATTGTCACACTAACCGCAGATTCGAACGGTGATGCCAGTGCAACAATAACAAATGCTGGAAACATAGCTGTTCCAATTATTATTGAGCTATCTAAGGGATTCAATGTTTCAACTCCTGGCACGGATGCGGGAGCAACCCTTATTCCTATTGAGTTTTATCAAAGAACCGAAGGCGCAATTACACTACAATTTGCCTCTGCTCCCCCATTTAACGAAGGGGATACCGTTTACTTGGATGACGTACACCCAACTATGGATGGCTATCAGGTAGTTAACGTGGTTGATGGTGATATATTACAAATAACTAGCCCTGGAGCTAACATACCTATCGCTCCGGCGGGCAGTGGTGCCTCTATCTCTGCTTCGTCTGGCCCAAATCAAGCCACTATCACAAACTCCACCAGTGACCAAGCTATAACTATTATTGATGGAACTTCCTCTACTAATCAATTAGAAATAGACACGTACAATAGAGAAGTTTTAGAAGTGGAGTATTTGGCTGATCAAGTTGTTAACGTTGAAAACGGTAGAGCTAAAGTTTCTATTCTTATTGATTGGATATATCTAGAGCCCGGAACTAATAATATAGAATTAACTAATTTCCCAGCCAGCAGCATTTGTAAGATCTACTATAGATCCGGCTGGATAGGTTAGACTTAGACTAACGAAAGACATATAATCAACAATGACACCAACTTTTCAAGACAGAGATTTAGTAGCAGACTATCGATATTTCGTAGTCGACCTACTCAGCAATGAGCTGCTTGCAGAAATACCTTTTAGAGGCGTGTCCTACTCTAGATCCCTCCGCGAGGCAGGCAGTTTTTCAGGCTCTATTGCAGTAACCCAGGAAACTATCAACTTAAGTCTCTATGAGAACACCTTGCCTGGTAAGACTGCGCTGTATGTTGTTAGAGATGGCCTCTGCGTATGGGGTGGAATTATCTGGACCAGATCGTACAACATTGTAGAAAAAACTTTAGAAATAAGTGGTTCAGAGTTTACTAGCTATCTATATAAAAGAATACTTTGGAAAACTTGGAGCAATGCATACTCGGCTAGCATAGTAGTTTCAGGCGGAAGAGCCGATGTGACTCTAGACTTTGCCCAATACGACTTCAAGCCAGGAGAACCTGTATGGATTGACTGGGGGCCGGACAGAGTTCCTTATACGGGATACTACACTCCACTAGCTTCTCCGGCACCAGGGCTTACAGGAGATGATCGATCAACTTTTAGTGTGTCAGCAACATACGTTAACGCTAAGGGCCAAACAAAAACTATACCCAACATAACTGTGGGTGAAGACGAAGAAGATACAAGCGATAGGGCAACTGTAGAAGTTAGACAAGATACGTATAACTATGTTCGTGATCTTCTAACCGAACTTACTTCTGATTTATTTGACTTTGATTTTCCTAATGATGAGATACGTCCTGGAATAGATGTTTTCAATGAAATAGAAACTTACTCCAGATCTGGAAATGTTGCATCTATTAGTACTAAAGAGCCTCACAAGCTTGTGCCTGGGCAAAAACTCTCTATCACTGATGTCGGCTCAGGATTTGATGACGCTGAGGCTGTGGTTATCTCTGCCCCGACTAACTATACGTTTACATACGCTAATACCGGAAGCACTGTAGCCCTCACAACTGCTGCAGAAAGATCTGTAGATATCTCCAATTTCCAAAGAACAAATGGAATCACTACTATAACAACGGAGTCTGCTCACGGGTTTGAAGTTGGGGACATCGTCTACATTGACGAGCTTAACTCTTCTATAGACGGCTACCACACCATATACACGATAAACACTCCAACTACCAGCAACTTTCAAATCGTTAATCCTGGAAATAAAATAGCTTTTAGCTCTGCTGGAAATCCGTTAGCAAACGCTACTGTTGCTCCGGCTATAACCTATGCCACATGGGGGGAGTACACAGATAACGGAGACATTGGCTTAACTTACTCTACAGACTTGCCTAGTCAAACCCTTAGTCAAAATGAGTTAATTAGAGGATTTAAACTAGAGTCTATCGGGGAAATTTTAGAAAAGTATTCTAATGTTCCAGATGGTTTTGAGTACCGAATTGACTGTAGCTACAATGCAACTACTAATAAGTTTAATCGCACTTTTGTGTTTCTTCCTATTTTTCCAACAAGCCTGAAATACTACATAGATAGTTTGCCGGGCGGAGTATTGCCTCCCGGAGAGTTTGCCCCGGTTAGCGCATATGGCGCTGATCAAGTTGTTTTTGAGTACCCAGGCAACATACTCGATGCGAGTCTGGAGGAGAATGCTCAGGACGCAGCCACTCGTTTTTGGGTTCAGGGAGATGACTCAACTCTCAGCTCTGAAGCTAGCCAACCGTATGCTGGAGCTGCCGATGTGGAACTACTTCTTCGAGGCTGGCCTATTCTTGAAGAGGTAGAAAAAGTAGACAATGTTGCTGAAGAGAACACGCTTCACACCTACGCAGAACGTTTTCTAGCTGAGGCCAGACCCCCAATTAGCAACTTTTCTATTTCTGTAAATGGTTCACTAAATCCACAGTTGGGGTCATACAACCCGGGTGATTGGTGCTCTATTATAATTAATGATGACTTTGTTAGATTGAGGCTATCAAGCTACATAGAGTTAAATGACGGAACTGGACGAGAAGTGCTACTGCGTAAAATTGACGCATATGACGTTAGTGTGCCGGACAATCCGTCATTTCCAGAGCAGGTAACACTACAACTAGTGACTGAAGCGGAGGTGGACAAGTTTGGCAATCAGACGTCGTAGAAAGACACTTACTAATCTTTTAAGCACTATGGAGCGCAGGGTTACTGCGGTCGAACTTCGTCCTATAAACCTACTCCCCGCTAGTCAGATTCCTGGCGAAAATGATGACTTAGATCCAGGACCTGACACTGTTGTTGGGTTAGATGCTCCTAACCAATACAAAAAAGTTGTAGGAGGCTACTACTACAGTTCTCAAATTACTGGAGTCTCTAAGCCAAGAATTGAGCTCTACTTTGAGGCGGATCCAGGACTTCAGGACGACCTCACGGTTAGAGTGAGCGGTGTCCACAACATAGTACATAGCGGAAACAATGTAGCTATTACCGCATCCGGAGATTTTAGGACAATAAACTCTGACAGACCCCCCTATGAAAATCGCGCTTCATACAGTGGACAAAGAGACACTCCCGATGCAGAAACTATAGCTGCTACAGTCCTATATAACCCAGACTCCGGGACCCAGTATGGCGTGAAAAAAGAAGTAGTCTATAGGGCCAGAATATCTACACTAGAAGCCACCACTACTACAGCAAAAATAGTTTTTACGTCAACTAATCCTTTCAAGGTTGGCGATGTTATATACGTAGACGTACGACCAGACGATGGACCGTTTTTTGGTCTCGATGGGCTACACAAAGTAGCAAGCGTTGGATCTAACTTTATAACTTACAGCTTTTCTTCATCACTAGAAGAACCTGTAAACGTAGCTTCTGTGACAGATGAGTTGTACGTTCACGCCGTAGCTCAGGCGGCAATTAGAGACGGTGCTACTTGGATCTCTCCAGACAACGTTGTGTATGTGTGGAAAGACATCAGATGGGTTTTGTTTAGCAGCTCTTCTCCTATCACCGAAGACGGGGTTGCCCCAAACCCGGTGACTAATTTAGCAGCTACTGACGAGAACGATACTCCAGACGGCAGCTCTAATGGGCTAAGCAGAGTGACTCTGACTTGGGACGCTCCTACTGAAAATTCTGATGGATCAAACTTAGATGACTTAATAGGGTATACGATTTGGTCTAAACAGTACCCGAACCAAGAGTGGGACAAAACTGATTTTACTGGGTCTGAGACCACCTGGAGTAAAGGTGGATTCCAACAGGGTAAAAAAGCCTACTTTAAGGTCTTTGCTCGTGACAGTGGCGGGCTCCTATCCTCCGGAGTAGACCTAGAGCACACTACTAGCATTTCGGTTCCAACTGTATCAAAACCTGCAGCTCCAGTAGCTACAACCTATCTTGGAACAATAAAAATTGCCTACGATGACTTAACTGCTACTGGCCTTGTGCAGGCAGGTACAGCAAAAGAAATTCAAGTATATTTCTCTGATATAGATGGGTTTACCCCGGACGAAAATACTTATTATGGAAAGTTTCCTGCAAATGCTGGAAGCTACATAATTATTCCTGGCACCGAGCTGGTTGACAATACTGATTACTACATCAAAATCATTGTTCGAGATATTTATGGAAATATAACCCCCCCTTCCGATCAAGTGGCGATCAGGGCTCAGCTAAAAAATATCGTAACTTTTGACATGATTGATGTTGGTACACTGACTGCTCAAGCCATTATTGGTCTACAGATAAGTACTAGTGCAAATGCTTCTACAAATGGAGGAATTGTTCTAACTAAGGACTTTCTTGCGGCCTACGACCCATCTGGTGCTCAAACTTTTAGAATCGATGCTGCTGATGGGTCGGTGTCCATTGGTGCCTATCTAGGTAGAAGCGAAGCAGCGGGATTTTTAACGATAGCTAGCGCTGACTTAAAATATGCAACAATCCTTACTGCCAACGGAATTTCAATTACTGCTAACACTGCTAAAGACACGGCTGACGACGCAGTGGAGGCTGCTGGCACAGCAAACGAAAAGCTCAACGACATTACCGAAATCAGCGCCGGTGTAGTTAGAATACGAAAAGCCAAGGCAATACAAGCGTTAAATAGCACCAGCGCCACTCTTTCTAATAACACTACAGAGATTGATGGCGGTATAATTCGGACCGGCACTATTCTTGCAGGCCAAATTGGAGCCGGTAACCTTCCAGTAGGGGTGATTTATGCTGGAACAATTAATGCAGATAAAGTAACTGCAGGTACTTTGACTGGAAGTACAGTCAGAACTGCCAGTTCTGGCACGAGAGTCGTTATGTCCTCTACAAATAACAGATTTGATGTGTATGAGGGGACCACCCTGGTTGGGTCTATT